AAGCCCATGATTAAATCTCCTAGATTTGATTGATTGAAATGTTAAATTAACGAACACGCCCTGAAGCGTAAGCAGCCATAATCTCAGGTTGCAGCGCTTCATAGCGTTCAGGGTCAGATGTCATGAGTTTCATGATGTCTGCACGGCGATAGACTTTCTGACTACTCTCTCCTGTACCACCAACGTCCACTGATGCAGCTCGTAGATTCTTATTGAGAACCTGCTTACCTGCCTCTTGTGTCTGTTGGGCCTTCACACCTCGAATTTGCTTAAAGGTGCTCAGGAGTTCATCGGCAGAATTGAAGTCGTAAGCACTGTCTGCCAAAGCAAACATGTTCAAACGAATAGGAGAGGCTTTTACCCACTCCTGAAACTCTCCGTCACGTACCACTTCGGCGAAGTCCGGGTGTTTTGCAGCTAATTGTTGTTGTGTCTGCATTGCCCTGAACTGTGCCGATGTCTGCTTTGCAGCTTGTACATCTGGATGGTTCTCTACTGCGCGTTGAATCGCCTTTTGAGGGTCTTCAAAGAAGTCAACTTCTTCCTGTTGTGCTTTTGTTTGAGGAAGTTGTGTTTGTTGAGCAAGGTTATTCTTGATAAGCTGGTCAGCGAGTTTACGAACTTCACCTACTTCCTGTGCCTGACGACCAATGAGCTTTTCAGCCTCTTGGTGCATAGTCACGATATCTTCAAGTGTTTTCCCCTGATACTTAGAGGGTACTTTCGGAGTATCTTGCTCGGTCTGTGTGTTTTCTACCTTGTCAGCTTGTTGCTGCTGAGAAGATTCCTCAATGTCCAACTCACTAGGAGTCTCGTCAAAACTATCAACTAATGCCATACCTACCTCTTCCTGCCGTTAAACGGTTCTAGGATTACTTAATAATGAACTCGGCCTATATAAGGCTTATGAGTTCTGCTTTTGCTCGGCTTTGAGCTTTTCAGCCCTCTTCCGAACCCACGCATCACTAGCGGAAGGATAATCGCCACTCCAACCTTCTAGCTTCGTCATGGGCATTGACATAATACGGCTGGCTTCTAGTCCACAGGTGTCACAAGTGACAGTCTGAGTTCCTTCTTCCACGTACTTGTCAGTGATATGAGACTGCGTACACTTGAACTCATAGATTCGGCGAGCCATATTTATTGCTCCTCCGAAGTTAATTCTTCGTATGCTTGCTCATACAGGCCTTTCAGCCCTAAAAGCCAATTCAGATTATCCACTTGGCCTTGACGGAAATACAGTTGTTGTGCGTCAGTTACCGAAGTGATGTCACTAAAATTAGCCTTAATCTTGCTAACGTCTTCCATAAGCGTCTTCCATCCGGGCGTAGCCATCATGGAAAAGGCTTCTTCGTAATAGTTTTGTAGTTCTTTATCCACAGGGAGAACCTAATAAGTAGTAATAAAAGTGAACTTTACACTAATATTACTACTTTGTCAAGCACTTCTTTACATTTTGTACTGCTTATTTTGCATTTGCATGGTAGCGATGCGCTCATTCGAGGCAATATCGGCTGCTTTGAGGTTAATTTGCTTCTCTTTCAGCATTGTGTCTGCCAATTTCAAGCGTTTCTCGAAGTCATCACCGTTATCGAGGTTAGTAGCAGCAGCTTGGATAGCCTTAACACGCTGTTCTTCAGGGATCATCATTGTTTCCACCTGAATTTGCTGTGCGTTAGCTGTCTTCTCAGCTGTTTGAGCCTGAATCAGAGCCAACTGAGCTTGAACTGTCTGCAACTGGAGCTGTTGCTGCATCATTTGAGCTTGTTGTGCCTCAGGATTAGGTTGAGACATCTTATCCAGCTCAGCCATCAACTGATTCTTGTTGGACAGAGAGCTGTTACCTAAGATACCTTTGAGGATCAGGGGCAGGACAGGTGTCTGTGGGCCTAGAGTCTGCAACAAACCGATAAACTGCTGTTGTTCGTACTCACGAGCCATGATGCCTAACGTAGCTGTAGGCACGAAGTTCATGTCAACTGAGGGATAACGCTCAGGGTCGAACTGCATGTAACGGAAAGCAGCCTTCTTGATGAATGGGATCAGGAAGTCCTCTTGGAAGTTAGACAAGGTACGCTTGTACTTCTTGATGATACCTGCCAGCACCATAGACATGCCGTTAGAGCCAGCATCACGGGGAGCCTGAGAGGGCTGACCAGCTGAGTCGATAGTTCCTGTAGCTTGGAGCAACATACGCTCGAAGTTCTGAGCTGAAGCAGCTGCTGTACCGTCTGTAGCACCGAACTTGAAAGGATACAAGATCTCACTAGGAGCGCCGTTAGTCAGGATAGCTTTACCGGGCTTAATCTCGAACTTAGCACCACGAGGGAGTCGAGTAGCGTCCATGGCGATCATAGGAGCCGTTGTGAGGGCCAAGGAGTCCATGTGAGCACGGAGCTGACCGTCAATGGCCTTCTGCATGTTGTAGGCCTTCTCAACCGTGCCACGACCGTGGAAACGACCGGGGACAGTATCATCCTGATAAGCCATCACAGGACGATCTTTCATCATGTATGGGTTAGCTTCAGCCTTCAACAACAAGGAGTCGTTAGCGATGACGATGATAGCCTCTACGAGGTTACAGTACTCATCAGCCTCTGAGCCTTCGGGGAACAATTCCTCGTACTCAGTGTCGTCAGCATTGTCCAAGTATTCCTTAGGAACCAAGCCGTAATAAGTCATCAGCTTGACCTTATTGTCTTGGAAGTTCTGCATCTCTTGGGTAGCTTCGAGAGAGTCGTCCTCGTAGGAGGAACCTATGTCTACCTTCTTATAAGTACCGTTCTCGATACCTTCCACGATCTTGTGGATAGATACGTACTTCTCAATGGCGATACCGAGAGCATCTTCGATGGACTCAGCGTTAGGGTCAATCAGGAAGTTCTTAGGGTTGACAGGCTTGAGCTTAACAGCGATACGGTCTTTCTCTTGAACGCCGATGGCTGCTTGGCCTGCAATGCCGGGAATAGGTTGAGTAGCTGGAACGTACTCTTTTTCTTGCTTAACGATCAACTCACCGATACCTGTACCGTAGATTTCAGCCATAAGCTCAATCTGGTCGATAGCCTTACGGATCTTGTCCTTGTTAAAGTCTTCAGTCAGCTGACCCTTAATCATCTCGATGTCAATAGGGTTACCATTAACGTCTTGGATGTTGTCTTCGATGTCGAAGTATTCGCCTTGACCGAAGATAGCTTCCATGATCTCAGCGTGGCGAGTCTCTACAGCCTGCTGTGTAGCAGGGGAGATGATACGTGAGCGCTCTGAGTCACGAGTCTTATCTTCAGCAGCCCATTGACCACGGAAGATACGCTCGTACTCAGCCCAATCATCCATGAAGTTAGCGTCACGGTAATCACGCCAGCGATCAGTGTGGTCAACGACAAAGGCTACTAGCTCCTTATCGGATTCTGTAGGCTCGTCCCACTCAGGTGCGTTCATATCTTCCATTTATTTCCTTATCGGCTTAATAGCCAGCTATAACATCCATAACTTCGTAATCATCATCCTCGTAATCAGCGTTGTAGCTAGTTACGGCTAGTTGATCCACATATGAAAGAGAGTCAATCAGGTCATCATGTACGCCTGTAGTAGGGAACATCATGTATTGATCTTCGAACTCTTTCCACTTCTTATCTTTATTCAAGGAGATACGACCGTGCTCGAAACGTCCTTGTAACGACCAGACAACACGATCTGTCTTCTTCCTGTTCCCGTGTGTCAAGTCTGTGATGTGACAGTACACGTTATTCTTACGCATCAAGTCCTCAAGGTAGTGCATCACTGCATTCTTCAAGGCTCCTCGCTCGATACCCACAGCGATAGGCTTATGCTCTCTCACGGCTAGGAGGATCTTGGAGGCAGTCTCCCTAATGTCCCATCGACCGTGAATGATGTCTTTAACCCACCAATCACCGTTGTCTAGTACCTTAACGATTGAGATGGCACTTTCGTCTAGTCTCTTCTTCGATGCACCAGCATTCTTAGCTACGTCCTCGAAGCCAGCTAAGTCGATGGCAATGACGTACTCTCCGTACTGAGGCTCATCCTTGTACTTCAACCATTCCTCTTTGAAGAGGTCAGATCCAGCTGAATCGAAGGATGACAAGTATTCCTGCTTAAAGGCAAAGGAGCTTAGAGTCTTCTCAGCAGCTTCAATTTCCTTAGGATCAATAGTCTCATTATCCTTGGTCGTGTAGTGCCATGAACACCACTCATCATCTTCCTCTTGTCCTAGCTGGAAGACATCGTAGAACCAGTTACGTCCACTAGGTGTGGAAATGAACATAGCTCTACCCTTCTTATCGGACAGAGAAGCTCGGATGATCTTCTGCCAGACGTCTTCCTTAATAAAGGCACACTCGTCTAAAACTACATAAGTAAGGGAGACACCACGAAGACTGTCAGGATTATCAGCGCCACGTACAAGTATCTTTCTTCCGTTGACAAGGGTAATCTCCAAGTTGTTAATATGAGCTGACTTGATAACTGGA